TCTCCTCCCATCGCCTCCGCGATGATCTCGACCGCTCCCTCCGTAGAGAATGCCGCTCGAACGATCCCGCTCGACAGACCGCTCTCCTTCCGATGCTCGCGAAGCCGTTCGAGTCGCTCGCCGGGTTCGACGCCTGCGTCCGTCAAGTCGGCGACGAGATCGAGGCGATCCCGCTCGAATCGTCGGGTAGCGATGTCGATGATCTGCTGGACTCGGAGCCGAGGGATGAGCGTCGTCTCGCCTCCGACCGTGATCGGGATCGGGTTCATCCGGTGCTTCCTTTCTGGATCATGCCGAACCCGGCGACCTTCGCCGTCGGCTCGACTCTCTCGGCTTGCGTCTCCTTCAGAACGGACGCGTCGAAGATCTTCGCGTGCCTCATCGCTCGATCGACCGCCGTCGACTCGTCGATCCTTCCGGGAGAGACGCGAACGACCTTCTCCGTCCCGTCGAGGAAGACGAAGCGAACCCGCCAGTCCTTCGACGACGGTCGCAGGATTCCCTGCGAGATCAGATCCTCCTTCCCTCGGATCATGGCGACTCATCCCACGCCGTGGTCGGACCGGCGGAGTCGTTCATCTCGAAGTTGAACGTCACCGTCGAGTCGCCGTCGTTCGTCACGCCGAAGGCGTACGAGGAGAAGACCGCCGCGAAGTTGATCGTGCATCCGGTCGCGACCGTCAGCGTGATCTCGCCGCCCGCTCGGTCGTCGAGCGTCGTCCCGGCTGCGGCGTGCTTGATCGGCGAGAAGCCGTTGTCGGTTCCGGAGTCGGATCCGTCCCAGTAGGTCGGCATTCCTCCAGCGGATCCGGTGACGTCGATCACGCTGGACGCGCGTCGATTGTGAACGCTCGCGCCGTACCCGGTAGTCACCGAGGTCGTTCGCGTCATCGTCGCCGACCACGTGTTCAGCGTCGCGTTGAACCCGGACGGTAGGGAGACGGCACCGTCAGAACCGATTGCGTAACTGGGCATGGATCAGACCTCGTACCAAGTGAAGACGGGAGCCGCCGTCGAGGCGACCTCGAAGTTGAACGTCACGGTCGCGTCGCCGTCCTGCGTCGAAGAGAACGCGACGGAACCGAAGACCGCGTCGAACGCGATCGAGCAGTCGGCGGTCCCTCCGACATCGTTCCAGCCGAGAACGATGTTCCCGCCTGCGGCACTTCCGTCGATGCCGACCGCGCTCGTCGTCGCCGCGTTGTATTCGGGAACGCCTCCGGCGGATCCGGTGATGTCGACGACTGCGGACGCGACGCGACTCGCACCGGAATCTCCGAAGCCGGTCACGACCGAAGTCGTCCGCGAGATCGTCGCCGACCAAGTGTTCAGTTGGGCCTTGTATCCGGTCGGCATCGTGACCGATCCGTCCGATCCGATCGCTGTAGTCGTTCCCATAGTTCGTCCCGTTAGGCTGTGAGATGCGCGACCATCTCGAAGGTCGTATCGGTTCGGAACGCCTCGCCGTCGAGTTCCGGAACGCCTCGCGTCACGTTCCGAATATACCCTCGATCGTGGTTCGTCACCGTCACGCCGGTCTGATCCAGCAAGTCGAAGACGAGTTCCTCGACGTCTACTATCGAATCGGCTCCCGACTCCGACTTCGTGAAGACCGAGACCGTGAATCCGGCGGTCTGCTTGACGATGCCGCCGAAGAACCTCTCGGTGTTCACGCTGTCGACCGAGTAGACGACGAGCGGAAGCGTCGTCCTCGCCGGAGCCTCGATCGCGTAGATCCGATCGGATACCGCCGTGCGAAGAGGATTCGTCCCGCTTCCCGCGTCGTAGGTCAGGCGTGCGTATATTGCTTTCATCAGATCGACGCTCATCGCTTCACCGCTTTCTGCTGGATCGTCGATCGGATCTTCTTGGCCGAAGCCGCGAGTCGCTGGTCGATGAACTTCCGCAACTGCGGCGAGCGAACGGTCGGTCCGAGGTACGGACGAGCCGCGAGGTTCCTCGGTCGATATCCGAACTCAAGCGCGCGAGCATATTTCACGTTCGAGCCGAGACGGAGGCGGACGCCGGACTTCGATCGCTTCTCGGTCCGGTTCGTCTTCGTCGTCCACGATCGCCGGAGCGTTCCGGTTCGGACGTGCGGCGGCTGTCCCGGCTTGCTCGGATTCGTTCGACCGTCTCCTCGGTTCAGCGTCTTCTTGAGGAGCGACTGCGTTCCGGTCGCGACGTCGTTCACGAGATCAATCGTCTCCTTCCGGTACGCCTTCGTGACGACGCTCGCCTTGAAGTTCGAGGAGATCTTCGCGCGGATGTTCACTGAATGACCTCCTCGACGTCGACGATCGTATAGCAGAGGTGATCGCTCGCCTCCCTCTCGTCGGGTACGCGAACCGATCGGATCTCCCACTCCGCGCCGCCGTAGTCGACGCGGTCCTCGATGTTGATCCTGCCGTCCTGATCGTGAAGGAGGTACATAGTCGCGGTTCGCTGTCGTCCCTCGCGTCCCGCCGTCGTAGCGTCCGACCCTCCGCTGATCTGCACCATCGCGTTATAGACGCCGACGACGCTCGTCCACGTTTCGACCGGAGAGCCGACCGCGTCGTTCGCAACGGTTCGACTCTTCACCGTGATCGTCTTCCCGTGCTTCGCGATCAGGCTGTCGATGCTCATCGGATCTCCCGGTACGCTTGGAGTTTCTCCCATCGTGCGGAGAGGAGTTCCGCGACCGCGATCCGGCTGTAGTTGTAGTCGCCGAGCGACTCGGATCCGACCGTTCGATCCTGCTTCCGCTCTCGGTAGAGGTCGGCGGCGATCTCGATCGTCGTGAGTTCGAGATCGTCGGGGATCGTCGCGAACCCGGCGTCGTACTCGACGAAGACCGGGTGGAACCCGCGAGGGAACCGGTGCATCTCGTAGCCGTCCGGCGACGAGTAGGGGAAGCGATCCGTGATCAGATGAACCTCGCCGGTCTGGAAGTCGACCCGGAACTCCGACGCCGTCGTTCCCGGATACGGGATGATCGGATCCGCGTCGATGACGCTGAGACCGGAGAACCGATAGACGCTTCGCGAGTAGGCGTTCGCGAGAAGCGTCGCGGACCAGCCGGAGACGCTCGTGTTGATATAGGAGACGACGAGAGCCGTCGTCGGGTAGGTCGCGAGCGAGATCGTCGAGGTCGTCGTCGTTCCGTCGCTCGCAACCTTGCGAAGCCGGATCTCTTCTCCGTCGTTCGCTACCGTAGCGAGGACGTCGGTCGATCCGGTGTCGCTGGTGATCTTCATCGCCGACCGCGAACCGTAGGAGATCGCGTTGATCGAAACGATCGGCGTGTTCTTGACGGTCAGCGTCGACTCGCCGTTCGGCTCGCTCCACTCGTAGTAGGTTCGCGACTTGAACTTCCGGTCGCAGTATCTTTCGACGACGTCGGTCGCTCGGTCGATAGCCGATTCGAGAACCGCGTCGTCGGTAGACGAGGTGATCCCGATCCAGTCCTTCAGGTTCGAGAGCGAGGTGAGAGCGTAGGTTCCGACGGCCATGTCGCCTCCAGATATCCCTCCTCCCGACTGACCGCCGCCCGAAGGCGACGGCCAGCCGAAAGAAAGGAGGAAGAAAGAGATCCGATCAGATCTTCATGCCGACGATGGGACCGGCGTTGCTGCCGTCGCCCGCATCGTGGACCTGAATCGCGATCCGCTCCGTACCACGGACCGCGATCTCGTCCTGCTTGAACGCATCGAGACCGGAGTCGCTGAGAGCGATCTCGGTCGCGCGGCGATCGCCGAACTTGGTCGCGAGACTCAGGTCGCCGAAGTAGGCGATGATATCGTTCGCGGTGTACGACGACGGCATGACCTGAGTGAACTCGACCGGGTATCCGAGGATCGTCGGCTGACCACCGGCGCGGTACTCGGTTCCCGAGAAGCCGTTCGCCGCAACGAAGAGCCGCTCGAAGATCGCGTGGAACACCGACTTGTGCATATAGAACTTGCAGTTCGGGGTGTCCGCGTACTGCGGGAGGAGAGCCATCAGATCCGTGACGTCGGAGTTCGTCACGTCGCTGAAGCCGGTAGTGGCTGCGACGTCGTGAGTTCCGGCGGCACCGAGCGACGAGGCAAGACCGGTGAACGGCGAGCCGGTCCCGGTGAATCCCTGCGAGTCTTCGCTGTTCGCGAACGCGTAGGCGATTTCACCGGCGAGATCGTCGGCGATGTTCACGAACGCGTCTTCCTGAAGTTCGGAGGAGACGGTCGTGAGGATCATCGCCTTCTTCGCGGTCATGGTGACCTGAGCGAAGGTCTGAGTCGACTCGGTTCCTGCGGTCGCTTCGCCCGGATAGTAGACCGAGAGAGTCCCGGTCCGCTTCGGGAGGTAGTGAACCTCGGTCGTCATCGGAACGATCTTCGAGTTGCGACGGAAGACGCCGAACTCTTCGCGGAGGTTGATGAGTTCGGTCTCGAACTCATCGGGGACGAGGAATCCGCCAGCCGAGTTCGTTCCCTCGACGTGCGCCTTCGAGACGATGCCGTGACGGTCGCAGAAGTCGAGCGACTTCCGGCTTCCCATCTGAGCGCGGCACCAGTGGCCGAAGTTCATCGCCTTGTGGACGGCTTCGCCGTTCGAGTCGTCCTTGAAGTGACGCAGTCGACCGTAGGTCTTCGGACGGATGATCGCCGGAGCGGACGCCTTCGCGGTAGTCGCGAGACCCTTCCGGAAGGTCGGACGGAACGCCTTCGGAGCGACCGCCTTCTCCTCTTCCTCGTCCTCTTCGACCGCCTTCTCCTCTTCCTCGTCCGCCATCTCGGCGGCCTTCGGAGCGAGGATCACTTCGAGGTCTTCGGCCTTGACCGGAGTTCCCTCTTCGTCGGTCACCATGACCTTGTCGAGATACAGAGCCTTCGCCTGACCGAACCGGGACTCGCCGACCTGATCGGCGAGCGTCTGGAGTTCGGTCTTCAACGCGGTGAGTGTCACCTGTCGCATGTTGATTTCCTTGAACGTGGTTTCGTGATTGCTCGACGTTCCCGCTATCCACCGCCCGGTCCGGCCCTGTCGGCCACCCGTCCCGATCGACGCATCGCGTCGCTGTTCATAGAGTCGAAAGTCGGTCGATATATCCTCGCTTCGGAACCTCGATCTCGATCGAGTGAGAAGGAGCCTCGAAGGAGAGCCATCGCTCGGCGGCTGCTCGGTCGACCGCACCCTTCCGAACGGCGGAGACGAGAGCCTCGCCGTTCGCCGGGAGCGGAGCGACGGAGACCTCCAGCAGTTTCCACTTCGAGAAGACGTTTCGGACGTCCTCGCCGTAGTCTTCGCGGTCCTTCTGGCTCGCCTTCCGAACGCCGCCCGGAGCGGGGACGAAGCCGACCGAGATACCCTTGACGATTCCCTGCTCGACGAGCGACTCGACGAACTCAGGGAAGTAGGATCCCTCGAAGTCGGGCGGTCGCTTCGCGAACTCGATCGTCGCGTCGACCTTTCCCTTCCCTCGTCGAAGTTCGGTCACGCGTCCGATCGGCTGCGCGTAGTCGTGGTTGTAGAAGACGACCGGGTTCGCGTCGAACTCCGTCGCGTCCATCCCTTGCGCGACGAGGACTTCGCCGTCGCGGTCGATCGTCTCGGTCGAGATCGTCGCGTCGATGGAGGGACCAGCCTTCGAGATCGAGGCGTTGAGAGTCTTTCGTTGCATCAGATTCCTTCGATTACGGGAATGAAGTCGCATCGGCAATTCGGGTGGACGATCCCCGGACTGTCGAACTTCGGCGTGAGCGTTCCACCCTTCGCTCCGACGATCGTCTCGCCTCCTCGGACCATCGGAGCATCAACGGCGAGAGCCTTTCCGTTCGGTCCGTACTTCTTCTCGACGGCGTCGCAGAACTGGCACGCGCCGGGAGCCTTCAGGAACCGCTTCTCGCGAACGGCTCCGGACTCCTTCCACGCGTCGACCTGACCCTCGTGGTACGCGTTCGCCGACTCGGTCCTCGCGATCGTCTCCGCCCGCTTCGGCGAGAGGTCGTAGAGCGACCGAAGACGACCGACCTCGTCCTGAACGGAGAACGTGAGATCGAGACTACCGACGAACCGCTTCACCGTGTCCTCGATGACCGACTTCGCTATCAGACCGGCTCGCTTCTCGATCGCCTTCGCCAGAGCCTCGGAGATCGCCGGAGAGCCGACCTTCCCTGCTCCGGCTCCTCGGAGAAGTTCGTTCACGCGAGACATCCCGGCGGATCCTCCGCCCGCTGCCGCCTGCGAGATCGAGCCGACGAGGTCGTCGAGGATCTTCCCTTCGAGACCGGCGAGGGATTGCAGGATCTTCCGGATCTCGGCGTCTCGACCGCCTTCCGCCTTCGTAGGAGCGGAGGCGATCTTCCCGTGTTCGAGAGCAGCGACGAGCGTCTTCTGAACCTCGGCGAGTCCGCCCGCGACGATCGAGGCGATCGCCATCGCCGGGGTGGTCTGCTCGTCGTCTCTGATGTCCTCTTCGGCGGTCGGCTCTCCCTGCTCCGCCTTGACGCGAGCGAAGTCGCCCGGCAGACCCTCGATTCCGAGTCGGTACTTCCGGACCGACTTCGGCCACTCGTAGACCTTCGACTCGCCTTCCTCGTTCGCGTCAGATCCCTCGATTCGATCGCTCGGCTTCGCGGGAACCTTCTCTCGCTGGCCTTCGATCTCCGCGACCTTCCGCTCCGCCCACGCCGCGCCCGCCTCGTCCGGGTTCGCGGGATCGCCTCCCCAGAGGAGCCACGCGACGACTCCCGCCGACGGGTACTCGTCGTGACCCGGCTTCGCGGCGGGAGCGTCGAGGTCGACGCGGTGACGCGAGAAGAACGACGCCATCCGGGAGACGGTCTCCGGCGAGAGGTTCGCTCGGTTCTTGATATCGCGAGCGCGAGCGACGCCGACCTCGGTCCCGCCGCGTCCGTGTTCCTCTCGAAGCCGGAGACCGCGTTCAGCGAGAGCCGCCATCTGCTCGGTCGGCTTCAGATCGACGTCGTCGACCGCCTTCGTCTCGGCTTCGACCATCCGCTCGGCGACCGCTCGCGAGAAGCCGCATCCCTGAAGCATCTTCACCGCCGAGTAGGCGGCGAGCCTTCGACCTCGAACCGACTCCAGCAGATTCGCGGCGAACTCGACGTCCACGCTCGGCTCCTCTTCCTTCGCTTCGGGGATCGCGCCCGCTTCCGGCTCGTCGACCGAGAGCAGTCCGCCGCCCATCGGAGCGGCACCGCCGAGAGGCTGGCCGCCGACGAGGAGTTGATCCGCGAACTCGTTCTCGATCGGCTCTCGTCCCTCTTCGAGCCTCGCTTCGTTCGGCGTACGCCAGCCGCCCGCGACCGCCGTCTGACGTTCGGAGAGTTCCATCGCCTGATCTCTCGGAACCGGGTTGTCGTAGGCGAGGCAGTAGTCCTCGTCGAGACCGAAGATCGGAAGGAGACTCTGGTTGAGTTCCTGCTCGTCCATGCGGCAGAGCGGGAGGATCGTTCCTTCTCGCCATGACGCGAAGCCGGTCGTCGCACTCGCGAGGTTCGGGTCGTTCGCCTTGAGCATCGACACCGGGACGCCGAAGATCGCGGCGATCTCCTCGACGATCTCTTCGCGACCGGCGAGATCCTTCGGTGGGAAGTTGAGCGGCGTGAACGTAACGTCGCCCGTGACCGTGACGAAGTTCCCATCCTTCCGCGTTCCTCGAAGCCGGTTCTCGACCTGCGTCTGGAAGCGATCCAACTGGTCGCCGGTAGGCGTTCCCTTCACGACGACAGCGTAGTCGGGTCGCGCCGAGTTCTGGAACGTCGCGAGATCCATCTCGTGCAGAGCCGCGTTCGCGGAGATCACGCCGAACGCCGCTTCGACCTTTCCGAGTCCGTAGTAGAGCGAACCCGGATTCGGTCGACGGAAGTGGACGACCTCGTCGACGTCGAATATCTGCTTGTGCTGCGAGTCGACGCCGTAGACGTAGCCGCGAATGAACTCGTCCTCGTCCGGGATCACCTC